CGCGGGCTTTCGCTAGTGAAAAGCTCTGTTTTGCCTATTAAAATCTCGTGATTGATAGGCAAAACCTATAATGGGAAACCAAAATAGCGGCAGGCGCTCATCGGTAGAAGAGTCCGCAACCGCCGACGCGCATGTGCTCTATATGCGCTCGCGGGCGAAGAAGGAAGCGCACAAGGCCAAGCTGGCCGAAATAGAAGAACGCCGGCAGAAGCGCGAGCTTGTCGAGGCATCGGTTGTGCGGCGCGAAGCAGACGCCGCCGCCAGGATGGTGCGCGATGCCTTCCTGGCACTACCCGGCCGGGTATCTGCCACTCTTGTCGGCATGAATGAAGAACACATTCGCAACACGCTGCGCCATGAAATACGAACGACACTCGAAACCATCTCACAGGCAATCCTGAATGAAGATCAAGACATCACCCATTGACCGGCTAATCCCCTACGCGATGAACGCACGGACGCACTCGGACGCGCAAGTTTCGCAGATCGCCGCCAGCATCAAGGAATTTGGCTTCAACAACCCTGTGCTGGTGGACCCGGACGGCGGCATCATCGCCGGGCATGGCCGGGTGATGGCCGCCAAGAAACTCGGCCTTGAGAGCGTGCCGACGATTGAGCTTGGCCACCTAAGCGACGCGCAGAAGCGGGCCTATATCCTGGCAGACAACCGGCTGGCACTAAATGCCGGCTGGGATGAAGAAATGCTGTCCGCTGAGTTGGCGCGCCTGGATGGCGAGATTGATTTGGACTTGCTCGGGTTTGATGACGATGAACTTGCGGGGCTGATGGGTGGTGACGTTGATGAGCTAGCTGATATGCCGGGCTTGCCAGATGGCGACCGCGAGCCATTCCAGCAGATGACATTCACCCTTCACGACGAACAGGCCGAACAGGTAAAGGCCGCGATGGACGCCGCAAAGGCGCTCGGGCCTTTTATTGATTCCCCCAACGAAAACAGCAACGGCAACGCCCTGGCGCGTATTTGCGAGACATATCTAAGCCATGCCTGAGTACACAGCCAAAGACATCAAGGTTGCGCCAATAAAGGCCGCCGATGCCAACGCGCTAGTCAAGCGCGTGCATTACAGCGGCAAGGTGGTAAACAACAGCCAACTCCATCTCGGCGTTTTTCTTGGCGGCAGATTAGAGGGGGTTATGCAATTTGGCCCGTCATTGGACAAGCGGAAAATCCAGGGCTTAGTTGAGGGCACATTATGGAACGGCTTTATTGAATTAAACCGTATGGCCTTCAGCGACAGGCTGCCGCGCAATAGTGAGAGCAGGGCGCTCGGCGTCGCGTTTCGCATGATCCGCAAGCACTATCCACACATGGAATGGATTGTCAGCTTTGCCGATGGTACGCAATGTGGGGACGGGACGATTTACCGGGCTAGTGGTTTTTTGCTAACAGGGGTCAAAACCAATGCAACCCTTATGAGGTTTCCTGACGGAGAAGTTATTGCAGACCTTAGCATCCAAGCGCACTTAGCCGGTAAAGGCGGTAAGGCTCCAGGTATTCTGGCGAAAAAATACGGCGTAAAGATGAAAGGAGGATCAACAGTAAAAGATTTCCTAAAGATTGGCGCTGAATATATCCCAGGCTACCAGCTCAGGTATATCTATTTTCTAAACCCCCAAGCGCGTGAAAGATTAACCGTGCCTGTGTTACCATTTAGCCGAATCGACGAGCTTGGCGCTGGAATGTATCGCGGCAAGCCGAAAGAAACCCCCAAGCGTCCGAAGCAGGCGGAATCCGGGCCACCGGAAATGCGGCAGTGCGACACTGACCCGGACGCTCCAAACACCTAATGGCAGCCTACGCCACAGCCTACGCGCACGGCCTGCTGCCCGAGCCTGATCTGCTGGTGTCTGAATGGGCCGACGCCCACCGGATGCTGGACCAGGCGGCATCGTCCGAGCCTGGCCGCTGGCGCACCAGCCGCACGCCATACCTGAAAGAAATCATGGATTGCCTTTCCGCCACCCGGCCCGAGGAAGTGGTGGTGGTGATGAAAGGCGCCCAGCTCGGCCTGACCGAGACCGGCAACAACTGGCTGGGGTACGTTATCCACCACGCGCCAGGGCCGATGCTCTACGTCATGCCGACGGTGGACACGGCCAAGCGCAACAGCAAGCAGCGCATCGCGCCGATGCTCGACGGCATCCCCGAGGTGGCGGCAAAGATCGCCACGCCACGCGCCAGGGACTCGGGCAACACCCTTTTTCAGAAAGACTATCCAGGCGGCACGCTGATCATCACCGGCGCCAACTCGGCTGTGGGCCTGCGCTCGATGCCGGCGCGGTATCTGTTCCTCGATGAGGTGGACGGCTACCCGATGGACCTGGACGGTGAGGGCTCGCCGATCCAGCTGGCCATGCGCCGCACCGCGACCTTCAAGCGCAACCGGAAAATCTTCATGCTCAGCACGCCAACCATCAAGGGCTTGTCGATCATTGAGGACTATTTCGAGCAGTCCGATCAGCGCCGCTTCTTTGTTCCCTGCCCCGAGTGCGGCGAATACCAGACGATTGAATGGGCAAGAATCAAGTGGTTCGACGGCGATCCGTCCACGGTAAAGCTGCAATGTGAGCACTGCGGTTGCTTGATCCCGGAAGAAAAGAAAACGCGCATGATGCTCAGCGGCGAATGGCGGCCAACAGCAAAAGGCCAATTCACCGGCTTTCATGTGTCCAGCCTGTATTCGCCGCTAGGCTGGTATTCCTGGGAAGATGCGGTGCGCGAGTTCATCCAGGCCAAGGACATACCGGAACAGCTGAAAACCTGGGTCAACACGGTACTCGGCGAAACCTGGGAAGAAGACGGCGAAACTGTCGAAATGGGCGGCCTCATGGCCCGCGCCGAGGACTACACCGGCAAGCCCGACAAGGTGGTGGCTGTCACCTTCGGCGCCGATGTGCAGAAGGATCGCATCGAAGTTGAGGTGGTGGGCTGGGCCGCCGGTGAAGAATCCTGGTCGCTGGATTATCAGGTGCTGCCGGGCGATCCAACCACCCCTGAGCCATGGGATCAGCTGGACGAACTGCTGCGCGAATGGAAGCCTGTGGCTGGTGTGGTGGACTCGGGCTATTCCACCGACGCGGTTTACAGCTACTGCGCCAAGTATGCCCACATTTACCCCGGCAAGGGCGTTAGCGGCACCGGCAAACCGCTGGTGGAATCTGATCTGCAGCGCCGCCAGCGCCTGCGCAAACTGCGCAAAAAGGGCCACGCGCCCGAGCCTATCTACGTCGACACCGGCAAGCTGCTAGTCCTGAACTACCTGCAGGTCCAGGTGCCAGGCCCTGGCTATTGCCACTTTCCCAAAGCGCCAACCCATGATGATGAGTATTTCGCCCAGCTCACAGGTGAAAAGCTGGTGACGCGCTACCGCAAAGGCCGGCCGTTTCGGGAGTGGATCGCCACCCGTCACCGGGTCGAGGCGCTAGATTGCCGTGTTTACGCCCTCGCCGCGCTGCGCCTGTCTGGCGTTGATCTGAACACACTACAGCCCGACGCACCCAAACGCCGCTGGAGGCACTAATGCAAGACCCGCTTACCGAGTTCCGCCATGCCGTGCTGCGCAAAATCCCGCCGGAAATCGACCGCGCCACCCTGGCCGAGGTGCTGGCTGAGGTGGAGATTGCCGTCCGAACGCTCTACGGTGGCGACCGCTATTACATCCAATCCGGCCGGGCGCTGCGTGATGCCGCCATCCGCCGGGAGCATCGGGCGGGTGAGCGGGTGCCTTATCTGGCGCGAAAGTACGGGCTGAGCAAGCGGAGGGTGGAGCAAATCATCGCCGGATAACGCAGCCTTTTGCCTTAAAAGTTTCGCGCTTGGCGTGGTGAAGTGCCACCCATGACAATCCCAACCTCAGAGCCGCTGGCCGTCGTTGCCGGTGACACCCTCAAATGGACCCGCACCCTGGCCGATTACCCAGCCAGCGCCGGCTGGGCGCTGGCCTATAAGCTGGTCAACGCCACCGCCGCCATCAGCATCAGCAGCGCCGCAGACGGCGATGATCACGCCGTCAGCGTAGCCGCAGCCACCACCGCCGCCTGGGTTGCTGGTGAATACCGCTGGACCGCCTACGTCACCAGCGGCGCTGAGCGTTACACCATCGGCAGCGGCAGCATCACCATCACGCCAGACCTGGCCAGCGCCACAGCCACCGACACCCGCACCCAGGCACAGAAGGCCATCGATGACCTGCTGGCCGCCATGGCCACCTATTCGGCAAGCAACGGCATGGTGCAGAGCTACCAGATCGCCGGGCGGCAGATGACTTATCGATCCATGGCCGAAATTGAAAAGGCGCTGAGGTTCTGGAAAAAGCAGCGGGCCGAAGAAGAAACCGCCGAGCGCCTGGCCGCCGGGCTGCAGCCGAAAAACCGCATTCTTGTGAGGCTATAAATGGGCCTGC